ACATTTCTATTAGTACTAACTATTGCAAAAGTTTTACTTGATATATCAACATATAGGTCTTGATTCACACTGTTTGTGTAGTTATCATAATCAGCTTTATATGTTGAATTAGGAATTGGGTTTTTTTTAGTGTTTGGTCCCGGAATATCATTATCAAAATAAAACCCTAAATTCTTATAACCATCCAATAAGTGAGCAACTGATGTGTCAGTATTTGTTTTTGGAATAGAATTACCAGCTGTACTACTATTAGTTACTGTACCCACAGAACCATTACTGTTGAATACTTCTTTTGCGGTATTTTTATCTAAATTAGGGTCATTTAATATCTGTTGATAAGTATATAAATCTTTAGTTGGTACCGTATTAAACTTTTTAGCCAATTCATATATATCATACTTAACACAACCAGCAAAAAATGAATCAATAATAGAATTGATTCTTTCTTTATTTTGACCTTTTAATTGTTTTTCAACAAGAACATTCATAACAGATGGATGGTCTACAATTATTTTCCAACTTAAAGTTCCCGTTCTATTAGAATCTTTATATGTATATATTGGTTCCGGTCTTCCTAAAAATGATGTTGGTGTCCAGTTAGCTGTACTATTATCATTAAATTTAATATCATATGGTGGAAACCACATAACTCTACCCCCATTTGGTCCTTTTTCACAAACAGGTAATTCATCATAAGTATAACCCTGTTTACTTGATGTTCTCCAAGCCAAATTCTCAATTGAGAACATATATTTTTTAGCATAACCCCCAATACCGTTAGGTCCATCAGCAATTATATTTGTTGAACCCGGATTTCTTGTTGGTGAAATATTTAAATTGAATGTGTTGTCTAATACCGAACCGGCAAATTGTCTTCCACTTGTTGTGATACCATCAACTTTTTGTAAATCATTATAAGTGTAATATGGTGTATCTTTTGTAAAAACTCTACAATATTCAATACCAGCTTCACCTCCCGTTGTTTGGTCTGTATAAGACACAACTTGAGAACCTTTAGTCATTTCTTTATACCCATCGTGGAATACTTTACTAACTTGATTGATAGCGTTACCAACGTGTTTTAATCTTGAAATACCTTGAACGTTATCAGCAGAATTAACTAATCTTTGAGTTTCATCTAAAATAGATGTTGATTTAAACACAAAATTAGTTGATTCATCACGAGTATAATTACTACTAATTAAATTAAACTCACCATCTAATGAACCTGAACCACCTCCCGGAGTTGCGTGAAAACCAGCATTTGATTTATATTTTGGTGATGTCCAAACAAATTGACCGTCAATACCTCCACCATCACTTAATGGTTTTGCTGCAAGTCCAAATTTAAGAGTATCTTGATTACCCTCATATAAAATACCTAATTCTGATGGTCCATATACCGGAACATCCTCTTGTTGTCCAAAAGCATTAACAGGAACTTGATTTGGGGGTGATGTTATTGATGAAGGTTCCGCACTTCTACTACCAACATAATAACCACCCACTAAAGTTCCATTAAATGGGTTTATTAAACTAACAATTGCTTGACCAACACCCAATAAACCGCCATAATTTTTATCGTAATTTGGTTGATATCGATTATAATTAATATTTCTAAATAAAACAGACCTTTGACCATTTCCTGTGTTTGCCAAGAATATCTCAGAAGGATTTCTTTTACTATTTAATATTGGCCCTAAAAACCCCCCCGTTAATTGATTAACAACATTTAATGCTGTTGATGTTTGTTGTGTTTGTCCATTTCTTGTGTTATCGGTAAAATAATCTCCAGGAATTAAAGATACCGGCCAATAAGCCCCCGCCAATCTTGTTAATAAATCAGCGGCGGCAGTAACAGGGTTTTCCGGTGATGTAATCTTCCAATTTTTATAAATTAACGGTTCTTGTCCGGTAATCATTAAACTAGCATCAAAAGGGTCTTGTAATGATTGTAAATTAACTTGACCCACTGTATTTATAAAAATTTCTCGATTAATTCTATCTTGAAATAACTTATTTAAAAATGTTGCTCCTAATCTAGCCAAATATGAATCCTGAGATAATGAACCATCACTACCAGTCGGATTATTAGACATTAAAATTGTATATGGTGAATACGATGAAGGAACAAAATTTGTAGGTAAATAAGGTTGATGTATAGGTTGTCCCAATATCTGAGTAGTAACCCCATACATATCATTAAAACCACCAACAGGTCCATAGTAGTTATCAATATAAGCGGCGTCAATAAAAAATTCATTGACTAAATCTAAAACAGTATCATTCGGACCATATTCACCTTGATTTGGTGTTACTGGAAGTGGGGGTCCATTAAAATTAATATTTAAATCATAACCACCATTAGGACCATATTCATTTAAAGGATATAGTAATTGAGCAAAAGGGTCATTAGTAATTAAATCATTTGGTGAATCAATAACATTAAAATTGTTTAAAGACACTTCCGTATCAATATCTGAGGCTGGTGGTGTATATACACCACTAACACTATACGGTGCTAAATTTTTTGCCAATAAAATATCTCTAAACGAAGAGGATGAAGCAAATGATAATGTACTATTTGACATATTTTTTTTCTTTTATTATAAATAGATTAATAACCCATTTTAAGTTACTCAACTCCATGGATTACCAACTTTATCATTTTTACCTGAATTCATTCCAAAATTAGAATTTGTAAAAGTTTCTTTAATTGATTGAGCAACTGCTTGAGAAACATCTGTATTATTTTTAAACGCTTCTACAATTGTTTTTCCATCAATATTTACCGGAGCAGTTACTGTAATATTATGAGTTAATGTTACATTAACATTTGATGGATTATTTGATGTTTGAGAGTTATTTGTAGTATTGTTACCTTTTGGTATACTAGAATTTGTTGGAGTGTTTCCTATTGGGGTTCCCGTACTAATACTATTAATCACCTTGAATAGGGGTACCTCATCTTTTAGTTTAGCCATTTGTTCATTAACATTTTCAAAAGCTGTATGTAATTCATTAATAAATTTATTTTTAAATTTACTCAAAACATCACTTAAACTAGCCCCTGAACTTAAATCATTTATAATTTCATCAGCACCTTTTCCAATATTTTTCGCCGATAAATTTTTACCAGGGACTTCACCTAAAGCCTCACCAATTTTTCTACCACCTTTTAATAATTGACTACTTAGATTACTCGTAGCTAACCCTAAACCTGTTCTATCACCTAAACTGTTAATTGCTGCAGTAACATCTTGTATTGCTGATAATTGGTCTTTAGCCAATTCCTCCATCGATTTTGGTGCTGTGTTAGCCATTTTTTCAAGAGCGGCAACATCATCTTTATTTAATTCAGAAACAGCCTTTTCTTGAGAAGTACCTTCTTTATCAGTAAATTTAACCATATATTCACCACCCGTACCCATTTCTGCCATATTGGCAATCATTTTCTTTTGGTCTTCAGTTGCTGATGGAAAAGATATTTCTTTCATTTTTTTATCTAAATCAGCACTACCTAAGGCCATTTTGGTAAGTTGGTCGTAACCTATACCCATCGCACTTGAAATTTCTCTCAGTTGTCGTTTTGCCCCCGGCATAATTTCAAAATGTCCGTCTTTTCCAAGTTGAACAAATTGTTTGCTCATTTCAGCAATTTGATTCTGTAATTCAGCCGGGTCATTTTGAGATAAATCCATTAATTTTAATGGGTCAAGTAATGAACTTTGAGAAACACCTAATCTTTGCATCGCAGCAGCAATTTCAATAGCCCCCTCAGGATTAAACACTTTTTCAGCAAACCCTAATGTTTGAGACATATCAATTCTTAACGATGTCGCTTGTGCCGCCATTTTAGCCAAACCATCAACACCACCTTCAAAATTATATTTGTTAAGAGCATTCATATTTTTTAAAACCGTTTCAGAAACTGCTACAGCACTTACACCAGATTCTCGAGCAACATTAACCACTTTTAACATTTCATTTGTCGCCTTTGCGGATGATATACCCGCATCTGCCATATTACTAACAATCTCTTTAACAGATTGTCCCGTAACCTTCATCGTAGCATATAAATCTTCAGTTGTTTTATTAGATAAAATAACATTTCTACCTAACGCTAAGGAAGCTTCTTGTTGTGTTTTAAGAACATCCGCAATATCACCACCTAGTTTTCTAACATCAGTAACTGATTCTGCCATACTTTTACGCAAAATGTCGGACATAGCTTGACCTTGTCCAAACTGATGTAACATTTGACTAGCAGCAGCATCAAGTGTTAATACAACTTTAGCAATTGCTTCAGGACTAATATTAGAATATAAAGTTTCCCCTAATCCTCTCGATTTATCTGCGGGTGTTGTTGGGTCTATTGGGGTCGGCATAATTAAATGTATTTATAAATAAATACACCAAACATAGTTTTTAAATTACTAGTCTGGTGTGTTATTATCGATTAATCGGTTTATTAAATATTTTCGAACATATGTTGGCATCAAATGAAAATCCGAATATGAAACGTGTATTGATTGAGACAAATACAAGTATTCCTCAATCAATAATTGTCGGTGATTAGAAGAAAGGTCGAAAAAACTCCACCCCAAAGGCAATCTCGAAAGATACCAATTCTCCTGATGGGGCGATTACACTTCTTTTTAAATCCAATGACGGTTCATTTTCTTTTAAAAACTTTCTTATGTATTTTGAATCCATAATTGGTAAGGAATCAATAAATAAACTTATTTTTGTTCTATCAGTATTACCATCAATTTCAACAATATGTTTTAATAATTTCCAAGTAATTCTTGGCACTTGATGACCAACGGGATATTGTTCAGCCATTTTATCTAAATCAATTGTATCATTAAAAGTTGTTGGTTTTAATTTTACTGTAACACCAGTTTTTGGTAATTTAGTGGTAAATGTACCATCTTCATCCGGTTTAACATTCGTTTTTCTAAAATTTAACTCATCTAAAGTAATTGTACCAACAAATGGTTTATCAGTTCCTGGGTCAATTAAATTAAGACTATATTCTGAACCAAAAGAAGTATTTCTTAAAAAGATTAATATTGCCTCAACATCACCATCTAAAAGTTCTTCAGGACGTAAGTCGTGTTCGTACATTTTATTTCTCAATAATTTTAAAATAATGTTTTCACTACTACGACCAGCACCAATTAAATAATTTTCATCATTTGCTGTTAAATAACCAATTTTAACCGCTTTCTTTTTTGATTTATAAAAAACCCCATCTGTCGGTAATTGAACCATATCGTGTGGTAAGCTGAAATTTTGTGTTCCAGCATCTATTAAACTTTGTTCCATATAATTTTGTTTTTATTATAAATAATACGATATATTTTTTTAATATAAATAAAATACCCCCACATAATTAAATGTAGGGGTATTTTATTTTAATTTTTATAAATTAATAAACTAATACACATCTATCCATACGAATAGTTGTTGAAATTGTTGCTAATTGGTCTGAACTATACTGTAAAGCGTCAAAATTAACATCACTTAACCAAGAACCTTCTAAAATCCATTTTTCCACAACAACACCTGTTGGGTCTAACATCTCAAGGTCAATATTTTTTTTGTATCCCGCAGCATACCCCATACGACCTGTAACAGACTCAGCACATAAACGAACCCACTCCATAAGAGCTTGTGACGCTGAAGGTCCAATTGGGTCACGGAATTTAACATTCATAGTACCCCAAGTAAATCTACCAGCAACATAAGTTGAAGTATTTAAAAAAGGTATTTCAACGTCTTTGATTGTTATGTGTGGTCTAGCGGCAGATTCTACGAACCATTCGTTAATCCCTAATGTAGAAGGGAATCGTACAATAAACCTATTTTGTCTTTTCGGTTCATACGGTATGGGCATTTTCATTAATAAATCAGCCATTTTCTATTTGTTTTTTTAATTTTTATTTTTTATCTTGTTTATTATAAATATTACCTATTTAATTTTTTTTACTTGACTTTTAGAATTAAAATATCTATCATTCTAGAAATCCTAGTTTTTATATTAATAGTTTATTTAATAATTTTTATTTAATAATTTTTATTTAATAATTTTTATTTAATAATTTTTATTTAATAATTTTTATTTAATAATTTTTATTTAATAATTTTTATTTATAAATATTTTAATATTCTTTTTTAATTCCTCCAGCGGTTGAATATGTTTTAATAATATTTTCTGGGTCTTGTTCAAAATGTTTTTTCACTACATCCACATTTTTTAAGTCGTCATCTGAAAAACCTATTTTAGGTACAAAATAATTATTTATTTTATTTTTTAAAAATGCTTCTTTTTGAATATAGTTAGATATATCTTTAACATACTCAACAAACTCATCTAATGCTTTGATTTTACCTTGTTCAGGATTTGTTGCGGAACCTTCTCCATAAGTTACAGGATAAAAACGACATAAATCTAAATATTCTCTAATCATTTCTCTTTTAGATGTGTTTTCTTCATCCGTTAAATCTCTATATTTTTCTAAATTTCTAACTAATTCATTAGAATTAATACCGTTGAAATTAGATACAATATAATTGTAACAAGCCTCTTTTAAAACTGAAGGTGTATGCCCTCTTGCTGTTACGATTGAGAATATTGAACCATTATTAATTGCTTCAACAAAATCCGGCCAAGCAGGACCTGGTTTTGCGGTCATTGAATCAACAATAAATTGTTTATCACCTTTAGTTCCAAACCATCTAAAAGGGTCGTTAGAGAACCCAACAATAGTGTGTCCTTCAAACTCAACTGGTTCTTTACCAATTTCTTCTCGATATGTTGCAAAATCTTCAGTTGACATTCCAACCTCATCACCATCTTCATCTTTTAATATTATCTTTGTCGGCATAGAAACAATATTATCGTCCCAATCAAAAGCGTAATACTTTTCATCCGGAGCACCTGTTTCGTCAATACCCTCTACAATTCTATTTTTTAACATAATTTTTAATTAAGGCTTAATTATGACCCACTATTACAATGGGTCATAATTTTTTTATTATATATTTTCAAAAGAAGCTCCGGTTGGAGTAATATAGAACGTAATGTCTATAAATTCTAATGATTTGGTTGGTTTGATATAAATCTTACCTGTCATTTGATTTCTATCTAAATCAGCAGTGTCTGAAGATACTGTAACTCGGAAATCATATAAACCTCTATCTCTTCTGATAGCGTCCAAGATAGGATTAACAGCATCTAAGAAATCTTGTCTTACTTTTTGGTCGTTTTGTTCAAACAATAATCTTACAGATACTGCTGAAATCAATTTACGAGCTTGAAGTAATAATCTTCTCACATTTATTCTATCAAGAGCGGATTGTGCTACTTGAAGAGTTTTATTACCCCAAATTACGGTACCAACATCAGAAAAAGTGGCGATTGGGTTGATACGACCTTGATAAAGGACATCTCTATCTTCTTGAGTAAGTTTCTTTCTCGCTTTGATAGCATTTACAATACCTCTTGTATAACCTGCTGCCGCGAACCAAGGGAACGCAATGTTATCGGTTAATGCCAAGTTTCTTACAACTTCTGCCGTTGGTGGTAAATAGATTTGTGTATTATTAACACTATCTCTAGTTAATACCCAAGGATAATAAGTTGCTGTATAATTAGAATCTACACCACTATCGTCCAAAACATTAACAGCTTCTTGAGGGTAAATTAAACCAGCGGTATCAGGTGTTGGTAAAAATAAATTACTATCAGCAGTCGTACAAATGTATAATGAATCAGCTCTATTGAACTCAATCATTTCAATTGCATCCCCAACTAAATCAGAATTATTAGTATAATCAATACCTGGTGTAACAAATAAATTAATATTAACTGCTTCAGGATTTGAGAATGTTTGTTGTCCTAATAAATAAGCGTAGTAATCAGAGTTACCCCAATCAACAGTATTATTTCCAACTTTAATTTGTTTAAATGCTCCCCAACCTGTTGCTGTAGGATATTTAATGTCCTGACAAGCACCGTTTAAGTAACCTCTTCTACCTAACTTAAATGTGTCGGTATTTGTTCTTGATTCTCTATAGATATCCCAACCATCAAAACCTCCTTGAACTAATACTGAGAACTTACGAGAATATATTCTGTAATAAGGACTTGTTTCGTCTGAAGGGTCTGTTGTGAATGTAGCGTCACCAACATAATATGCTGAAGTTCCACTAGTTGTATAACTATTAGAAATTGTTATACCACTTGCGTTTTTATCCATATGATAACCTTTAGTTAATGTTATCCATTCAGCAGCATCACTATCAATACATAAATTTAAAGGTCTTTGTTTTCCTTTATATTGGAAGAAATCAACGTCAAAACCAGCACCATTTCCTGTAGAAATACCTAAATATGTTTTACGAACATTATCACCCGGACTTAAAGTTGAGTTGTTACTTCCTGAACTTAATCCAAATGGTGGGTCAAAAACCACTTCTCCCGGATAATCGTATTTAGTTTTATAAATTGGAAATGGGGAATTTGATGAACCATATTGTCTAAATTTAAATCCTTGAAAACCACAAGGTAATGTATCAATAGGTGCATCTTCATTCATTTCTACCATTATGTATTTTGAATTTAATGCGTATTCACCATCTGTTGTTCCAATTTTTTGTCCCACAAATGAATTACTATTAGAATCCATAGTACAATTAGTAAATTTCTCAATTACTACCGGATTATTATCGGTATCATAAAAATCTCTAACTAACACGTCAAATGTTAAATTATTAAAAGACATATTAGATATTGATATTTTAACTTCCGTATTTGCACCATTACCGTCAGAAATGGTTGTAAATCTAAATAAGTTATATACTTTACTACCTCTAACTTCAGAAACAATCCACGGTGAAACCGGTGTTTGATATTTTTCTAAGTAATATGCTATAGATGACGAGGAATTAACATTTGAATTAGCTCTAGGTAATGATAGTAAGTCACAACTTAAACCTTTAATATATCCTTTATTATAACCGTAGTTCAATAATGTTTGAAATTTTTCCTCAACAAATAATGGTACTGTTGTTCTTGGTTTAGAGAAATTAGAAGAACCAAACACTTTTGGTAAGTATTTAGAATCCGATTCACTAAATGATGTTTCAAAGAAGAAACTATTACCATCTTTATCTATAACATTAAGACCAAATTCCGCAAATGGGTTTTTAGCAATGTTTGAATATGTTGAAGTAACACAATCAATAGTAACATCTGTTAATCCTGTAACTTCATAAGCAGGACCATTACTATCAGTACTATATGTTGCAATACCTCTTGAACGAAGTGTTGCAATAACCATATCGTCAAAATCAGTATAAGAGACACCTGAATAAACATAAATTTTACCACTAACCGTACCACTATAACAAGTAGTTATTGTTCCGGTATTATGAGAACCTGTATGACCTGTTGTCGCTGGATTACAAGGATTATCAACCGTAACATTAACGGTCCAATTATTCGTTGTTCCACTATCTTGGGACACTAAAACATATTGTTTAGTTCCCGCTGAAAAGTTTTGAGTACTACCTGAACTTTGTTGTGTAACACCACTAACCTTAACATTTGTTGTACAAGCACTAAACATAACTGTTAATGCCGTTAAACCAGATGTTGGTGTTCCTGATGGTAACACAACATCAATAGTATTAGTATTATAGTTTATACTACCTACAGTATTTGATACCGTTGCAGAACTAACTGATAATGAATAGAATGTTGCACAGTTTGAAGATGTTGAAGTTTGAGTTAAATCACTAACAACATTATAAAATGAAAAACCACTATATGAACCATTAGTATTATCAAATAAAGAGTAATACCAAGGGTCATTATTTGCATCAGTATAGTCCGCATTTGTTGAACTTACACTATCAACACCATAAACATTAGTTTCACTTGTGTATGTAGTACTTAATGTGTTATAATCAGAACCTGAAATTGTCCCGTAGTAGTTAATTGATGTTGCTGAAGTACTTGGAATACTAATAATATTAAATAATTGTGTTTTAATATTATCAGATATTGTTGAGGTACTTCCATTAAATGTTTCGTAAGTATCATTTAAATTACTTGATATATAACTAGTTACCCCCGATAATCCAATCGTATTTATATTACTGTTACATCCTGTGAAAGTAAATGTAAATGGTGTTATAGTATAACCCGTACATACATCCGCACATAATGTTACATCATATGTTGTTCCAGAACACTTAAACCCTACTGTTGATTTATCAACATTAGCGATTGTTTTAAAAGACCAAGATGGTCCTGCATCATATCCTGATAACCCCAAAATTCTCGTAACAAACAATTGATTAGATTGTTGTAAGTAAGCCTTTGCGATATATGATGCTTCATACTTCGGTATTTGTGTATTGATAAACTTCTCAGGGGATGTTCCCCCAAAAAAAGTTGAGAATTCATCGAAGTTACGTATAAAGATTGGTTCAAAAGCGGGACCTTTTTGTGTCTCACCAACGATACCTAATGTGGTTACACCCACACTTTGTGCTACGAAACTTAAATCAACTTCGGAAGTATATACCCCGGGAGATACGAATACTTTGCTGTTTGTTGCCATTAGTTTGTCTTGTTTATAATTTTATTTATATATAAATATTAAAAAAAAACCAAAATACTTTACTTCGTAGCAACTATTTATATTTTAGGGAGATTATTTTCTACCTTTTTTCTACTTATGGATAAAGACATCAAAAAGATTAAAAATTTAAAGATATCGGTGGAATCACACGAGATTCTTAAAAACTACTGCGAAAAGAAGGGAATTAAAATGTATCGTTTTTTAGAACGACTAATTGTTGAAAAATGCAAACCAACAAAGGATATCTATGGTGAGGATTAAAATATCTTATCAATAAACTGAATTGTAGATTCTAATAGGTTATCATTTTTAACAATATCTAACCTTAGAACATCACCAGAGTTAATTTG